AAAATCGCTTTACGGCGTTTCGAATACCGGACTCAACATAAAAGCGATAGGGTTGATTTCCGGAATGTTTGATATGAAAAACGGCGTTAACAGCGCGCTTTTATCGTGCTATCTCGGCTACGATTATAAAAATTCGCCGTATTATCCGTATTTGCAGCCCGAGGAGATAATTGATAAATCCGACATTCCGCCGGCATATATTGTGACGAGCGTCAAGGACTTTTTGCACTCTGCTTCGGATGACCTCGATAAGCTTTTGACGGAAAAGGGTAAGGAGCATATGTATCACGATTGGCAGCTTACCGTGAACCGTTCGTCGGGGCATATAACGAGCGTCGCCTATCCCGATCTTCCCGAAAGCGCGGAAACAATCGATGAAATGCTCGCGTTTTTTGAAGCACATTCATAAATAAACGGAACCGCAAGGGGCTTTTACCCGAAACGGTTCTTTTTTCGCCTTAAAAGCTGACAAATCAGCCTAATATCTCTGCTTTATATTGATTTTTTTTGGATATCATATATAATAGTGTTATATAAAATAAGGACAAAACCGCTTTGCACCGAATGACGGTAATTCATAAAAGACTCGGCGCAAGTCACATTGTCCGAAAGACACAGAGAATTCGGAGGTGTCCCTTATGGACAACGGCAAAACCCTGCGCCCGTTCGGCATGCGCGACAAAATCGGCTATGCTTTCGGTGACTTCGGCTGTAATATGAGCTTTGCGTTCATAAACAGCTATCTTATGCTGTTCTATGTTACTTGTATGAAGATAAACCCGAAGCATTTTGCAATTCTCATTTTGCTCGGTAAAATTTTCGACGCGATAAACGACCCCATTATAGGCGGTCTTTGCGACGCGACAAAGCCGGGAAAAGACGGTAAATTTAAGCCGTGGATAAAATGGGCAAGCCCCGTACTGCTTCTTTCAAGCATAGCTTTGTTTATCTATGCTCCGAATGCCCCGTACGGAGTGAAAATTGCTATGTGCCTCGGTATATACTGCCTTTGGAGCGTTGCCTACACAAGCGTAAACGTGCCTTACGGCTCTATGCAGAGCTGCATCACAAAGGAGGTCTTTCCGTTGCCGCTATTACCCCACACGAACCAGCAGCCCCGGACTTCCGGAGTGTCGAAGGCGTCCTTCCATTTCCCCTCGAAAGGGAACACGTCATACTTCTTGTTCAAGATGTCCCTGACATTCAAGGCACGCTTCATGCCGGCCTTTTTATTATCCTTTTTCTCTTCTTCCATAGTCAGAACAGTCTTAGTTGTCGGATATTGTCAATTCGGTCAAGCACGGCCTGCCGTGCAGCACCCCGCAGCTTCTCATGGCAGAGCATCCTGCCGAGTGCCCACAGAAGGGCATTCTCACGGGTGGCAAACTGTCCCCATTTGCGCCCCGGGTTGAAACCGCCGCCGGAACCGTCCACCTCCATGTGAACGCCGGAGGTCCACCAGCCGTCCTGCTGCCCCACAAGGGCATCCAGATAGTCGCGTCCATTACGGTAAACGGTCACCGTTTCGTATTCCGTCAGAACGGGATAATCACTCCAGGGAGCGGGGAGCTGGTTACGGCCGTCTATTCTCAGGTATTCAAATTTGTTTTCCATATCCTTTAAATTACGTTTGAACGGTATTTGAACGGGAATCATTCCCCCGTCATGCGTTTTACCTTGTGAATGGACTTCCTCACACGGCGCAAATCAAAGTCACATGTCGAAGCCTCCTTTATCACATTGTCGATATCCCTCTTGTCGGTCACCCCATTGGCGGAACAGATCGCGAACACGTCATTCACATCCGTGGGTTCCAGTTCATAGAACTTCCGACCTATACGGCTGTAGAACTCCTTGTAACCAGGCTTCTGGTAGCGCAGGCCGTTACTGATGCGTTTGGCAATATAATCAGTACTCAAGAACACAACACCGCATTTCTCCTCCAGCTTATTGTACAGGCTGATAAAGTAGTGGAACACCGGTTCGGTCAGCTTGTCCGCCTCATCGAACACCAGCAGGGGTGCGTCCATCTGGATGATGTCATCCAAAATAAGTCCCCATACCTCACGGATATTATACCCTTCAGTCCGGATTCCGACCGTGCGGGCAATCTCACGAACGAAGTCACCTTTCTTCATGTCCTCGGAGCAGAGGATATAGAAAACCTCCTTATGCTCCTGAAGGTAAACACGGGCGGTGGTACTCTTACCACAACCGGCCTCACCGGTCACCCATGTGACGTTACGCCAACGCTGCGCATCGGAAAGCACAGCCGTGATCTCCTGGTAAGCACCGGTCTCCACAATCTGCCAGCCGGTAGCGCTTACACCACCGACCTGCGAAGCGACATTACGGAACATCTCGTCGCTGATATTCTCATAACGGCCGTTCAGGATATTGCTCACAGTACCCACACTGACTCCCTTCAGACTACCCGCGGCTTTCGTCTGGCTCGGATACTTCGCCACGTAAGCCCGGAGGCTCTCGCTGATGGCGTCTTTCTCTTTCATTGTAATTTCCATAATCAATAATTTTTATCTTGTTATAAATCTGTTCCTTATAATTTTCCGACCACCTTACGGATGCTCACTTCCTTCTTCTCAAAACTGTCCCATGTCACGTTGCTGATGACTTTCATGTCACGACCTATGGAAGGACGGGGCGGCTGACTGTATTTTCTTGTGCGGCGGTCAATCTGGCGTTGCGCTTCCTTGCCGAGCCCTTTCAGGTCAGGAGTACGCAAACCGTTCTGTTCCGGTGCGACACCATGCTCATACTCGATATCCTTGGCGACGACCTGACGGTTTATACGCTCATTGATGACGGCCTCCTGCTGGGTGCGGATGAAACGTTTCTCGTCTTCCGTCTGCTCCTGCTGGGCACGGTGGATCATCAGCGGGAACGAAGCCACACACTCGAAACGCATTGCTCCGCCCTTATCCTTGTACAGCAGGCGCACGCTGCTCATGTCATAAGGATCGTACTGGACATAGAACTTCTTGTAGGTGTTACGCCGGCGCCATTCCAGATCAGGCTCACCGGGAGCGGAGAAAACCTCGTAGGGGTATTTCTTTCCCCGTACCGTGATCTCGATACCGCTGGCGGTGAACAGAGACGGTTTTTCGGTTGTGTACCAGAACATTTCCACCATATCCGGCACACTTACCGTATCAGTAGCCTCGTTCACGCTGGTATTGTACATTTCCATACGGGAGATGCCGGTGACCGGATGCTTCATTGAGTTCCACTGCTCACGGGAAGCGGCATACTGCTCCTTCAGCTCCTCCAGTGTGGGAAGGGAGCCGATGTTCGCGTTGATGAATTCCAGGTTCGGACGGCTTGTCTCTCTCTTTGCCGTAATATTCTGCCCGGTGAAACTGAAACGTTTTTTCAACACCTGGCTCTGGAAGCGGTAGAAAATGTTCTCAATCGTTTTGGACTCGCCGTTATACGGGGCTGTCGGGCGGTGGATACGGCTGATCTTCGAGAAAAGGCCCAACGCCGCGTTTTTCTTATGCCCGCCCTGGTTGTCGCACACGATCTCGTAAGGTTTGTGCCGGCTCGTTTGGATAGCCATGCGGAAAGCATGGTACTGGGCGATATAGTCCTCATTGTCGCTAATGTAATAACCGAGCAGAACTTCACTATAGGCATCCACCACCTCGTACACGCTTGTAGTGCACTTATTTCCGTTCTCATCACGATAGTAGAGGTTCAACTTCGTACCGTCACCATACCAGAGGCTGTCACGACGGCTCGGAAGGATTGTCCGGTGTTTACGGTCATAACGCTGGTGTGCCTTCATTTCCCCATAAACGGCATCGTACCACAGAGGTTCGACACGCGGACTGTTGAACCATTCGCGGAGGCTACGGGGGCTCTTCAGGGGCTTCCAGCCACGTTCCAGAGCGACACGGTTATACTCCTCAAAAATCTCCATATCCGTATAAACCGGAACGCGGCTACGTTTCAATGCAACAAGGTAACGCCCGCCGTCCTCCTCGATCTTCAGCGTATTGCTGTTGCCGTATTTACCGCTCACAAGCACACCGTAGTTGTCGGGACGGAACTTGTTTATAAGTGCTTTCAACCGGCCTACACTGCCCGGAAGACTATGCCCGTACACCGGACGCCATTCCTCACTCGTGACAAGCAGAAGTTCCCAAAGGTTACGGCGGAAACCGGTCAGCTTGTTATTGGATGAACTCAAGCGTTTGAACTCTTCCATCAGCGCGTTCAGTACCGAGGCATTCCAAGTGTATTCCTTCTTCACATCCATGGGAAGAGCGACCATCTCACCGTTCTTGTCGTAGCGGTACTCCTCAAAAAAGCTCTCGGCCTTCTCGTCTTTCTTCACTATGTTACGAATCATTTCTTCTCGCATCTGTTTCTCGGGCTCGCCATGACGCTCAACCCAACGTTTCTTGTATTTCTCGGGAAGGGAAGAATAGGAATACAGGGCTACATTGCCCTCGCCACCGCCACGGTTGATACTTTCGATGTTACCGCGACGGACATTTTGGTATAAAGTTATATACTTCATCACCGGATTATCTCCTGAAGTAAGCTCTTCACAGGTTACACACAGTATATTATTATAGTATTCCATTTTCCGTTCTGTTATCAGTCCTCCAAATCATTCAAAGGGACATGCCTCTTCAACAGCCGTACTGAAGCCCCAAAGTTCAGTACAACAAAAAGCGCCCAAAGCAAATTGTCTTCACTCACAGAAAATATCAGACAGAAATTCAGACAGAAGTAAAGTACACAAAGGCGCTGCTTCCAGTTCAAGTGTATAAACCAGCGCAGCTGGTCACCGAACAATGCCATCAACTCACTTTTCATCGCTTTCCTTCTTTTCAGGGTTACCACCTACCTTGGTTCCACCGCGCTCGATGGCGAGCTTGCGGATGGAACGGGCCAACTTGCTGTTCTTGCGGAATGCAAGGGAGTGGGAGACCATTTCCCGGGAACAACCCAGCAAACCGGCTATTTTACCCACCTCACTGTATTCTACCACTATTCGTTCTTTCATAATTCGCTGATAAGTTAAATTATTGTAGCGGGCAGTCGCGGACTCGAACCACGGACCATGGCCTCTCCCTTGCGGGAGTTTGGCGTGTTCTACCAACTGAACTAACTGCCCCGGAAATCTATCGGAGTTCTTGTATGGCATCCTCCGGAACACATATCACAGTCCAAACCTGGCCATCTTTCATATAATCGACATTATATTCACGACCGAAAGTACAAATGTTATAGTCCCAATCGCGGATTACACCATCAATGACTTCACCGTTCCTCTTGGTGATTCTCACACTTTGTCCCTTTTTAAATTTTGCTTCCATTATATCTTCGTTTTAAGTATATCAATATTAATTACATCCAACACGTTAGATGTTCTTAGGCTATTCACGATAAGGGTGGCTAATACTATACTGTTTTCTGCCATCCACCTCTTTGCTTGCCTGACAGCCACTTCCTTGCTGTACCCATCCGGAATAAAAGCCCCCAGGTCATTATAACTCCGATCTGTCAATTCAAAATAATACCGTTTCATAACCTTCTATTTTTCTTCTTTTTATATTTCTCATTGTCACCTCAAGCCTTTTTTGTAGCTTTGGGGCGGTGTTCACACTTTGAACACGTGGCAAATATAAATCATCTTTCGCAAATTGCAAAACAATCTGCGAAATAATTTCGCAAAACATAAAACAATGAATAAAAAAGAAAGATTAGAGGCTATTATAAAGCATTACAGTGACGGAAAGCCTTCTGTTTTTGCAAAGTTAATAGGGGTTGCTCCCTCAACTATAAGCTCGTGGCTGTCGCGAGACACACTTGACTACGATCTTCTTTTTGCAAAATGCGAAAATCTGTCCTCAGAATGGCTTTTGACTGGTAGGGGAGAGATGATTAACATACAAACTGCCACTTTTAATAATACAACTACCCTGCCACAAAAAGAAAGTACGGGAATAGAAGACAAATTACTAGCAATTATAGCAGATAAAGATGCCACTATCCGAGAGATGGCAGAGGAAATAGGTGCACTTAAGCAAACAATCGTGCAACTTAAACAGGACAATTTGGGGCGTGTTTCAGGTGCGGAGAGTTCAACACTTGCAGGCGCCGGGTAAAATGCGTTATATGGGGTGAAAGGGGTAAAAAGCAACAAAACACTGATTTTTAGAGATATGAATTAAAATATAGGGGAGTAAATAAATATTATCAATGTATTATTTACCCCCTCAAATAGTTTAAAAACAAGCAAAAACAAGTCCTATCTATATTATATAGATAGACAAATCGCTAAAAAATAATCCGAAAATGTAAACCCAAGTGTAAACCCTATTAAAACGTTTCGTTTTTGTAATGGAGAAAATGTAAACCCAAGTTGTAAACCCAAGTGTAAACCCTTTCAATTTTTCCGACTGTTCAAACCGTTCAAAGTAAGTAGCAGCCTCCCATTGATGTACTATTACCGACACGAATACAAAAAAAGCCGCAAAAAGCGGCTTTATAGACGTTCTAAGGCTGTTTCAGCCCTTTCTGGTGCATGTTATCAAGCGAGACTGAATAATCATTGCACGTTTCGTGTATTTGGCAATGTCATCAACCAGTCCAGCATGTAAAAGACTATTCTTGGTGATCCCGACCTGTTGCTCCGTTAGAGTTTCAAAAATGGCCGATATACTACCAAAATAGATGTTCTTTTTCTCAAAAATCAAATGTACATGGATAACTTTACTCATAATATACGGTATTTATTTCATTGCAAATATACCAAATATCATCTATATGGAATAATTTAGATAAAATAAAAAAGGGAAGTGCGTCAGGCACTCCCCCACTCCACTTGCATAAACCGATCCGTTTGACTATCTTTGTATATGAGAGCTGATCTGGAAAGGTTCATGGAGAATAACCGATGAACAAACCCGAAATCTCCCCTATCCCACCTTCAATGTAAAGCATTTCATTTGAACGGCGTTCAAACGAGGCTAAAATGTAAGCCCAATGTAAAGCGATGTAAACGTTTCGTTTTTCCAAGTCACTCTCCCCTACTTCATCATAACGCTTTGACAGCCAAAGCAATCAGTCATTTTCAGGCCGACCACATATTGACACGTTTCGTTTTTCCCCCCTTATACGGTTTCCCGTCGTGTCATGCAGCCAATTCATTCGGTCTTGCCATGTACGTGGTCTTCATGTTCCGCAAACGCTGGCTAAGCATTTTCATTATCGTATGGGCCCTCTTCAATTGTTACACACGCGTATATCTAGGGGTACATTATCCGGGTGATTTGCTCGTCGGAGGAATTATCGGCGGATTCGGCGGATGGCTGTTCGCTACCATTGCCCATAAAGCAACCATCTATCTGGAACCTTCTACCCGTATGAAGAGAAAAGAACTCAAACAATGGTCAGTCACTATTTATGTAGGATTACTGACCGTACTCGGAATCATTATCTATTCCACTATTAAAAGCTGGTAGAACACAACGACACTATTTCAAACTGGAAAGTAAAAGTCTGACACCGTTTCCGATGCCAGGCTTTTACTTTTCATCCGGATTCATCAAGCTTTCTTGATATAATCAACAATCCACTGTCCTACTTCTTTCGTTCCGTATCTAGCACCGTCAGCCACTTGGATTTCCGGTGTACGTACATTCTCATCCAAAGAAGCGTCTACTGCTTTACGAATCAGCGCCCCCTCTTCTTTGCAATCGAAATACTCGAACAACATAGCTACGGAAAGAATTTGTGCCAACGGATTAGCAATATTCAATCCTTTAGCCTGCGGCCATGAACCGTGAA